ATGCGGCTGGCGTGACCGAGTGCGCCCGGTGCAACGCCCACGTGTCCCCAGCCTACGCCCGTCAATGGGCCGACAACGACGGCGTCCTTCGTGGCTGTCCGCAGTGTCTCCCCCGCAGCGTCCGATTCGGCGAAGACGTCTACGACCGCGACCCGGACGACATCGAGCACGACAAAGACGATCCGAACCGACGCGCGAAACACGGCGGCGTCCCCCGTTCGTCCGCTCCAGAACGTGACAGTAAATAAAAGGTCCCCCAACGATTATGCCACCGTCGCGTCAGACGAGCCGTATGCGTCCGACCGGACCAGTCCCGCGCTTTCGAGACGATTTTATGGGTCGCGTCCGCGTCGAACTCTACTGCTTCCTTCTCATCTTTCGGTTTCACGACAACAACAATCACTTGCGGAAGGCCGTTACCATCATGGTCGTTCTCGTCTGGGCCGTCCTCGAAATTTCTATTGCGCTCAATCTTGGCAGCGTTCCGGACTCGTTATCCTGGCTTCGCCTGTTCGTCGGCCTACTTCTCGCGCGAATGTGGAACATCGAATTGAATAGCTTTGCGTCGGGCATCACTGCGTCCAAGCCAGCTCGAGAGGATGACGATGCGGAATAAGGGACTGCTGCCGCCGATCAACGATATCCTCGCGTCTATCGTCGTCGCGGCGGCGTACCTCCTGCGATTTGCCTACGTAGGCGACCCGCTTCATCGAGCGCCCATCTGGCTGGTCATCGCAGCCGATTTCGTCTTACCGGCGATGGCCGGCGCGTATCTCTTCGTCGTGGCCGTGTTCGTCGCCATCGACCGCTACGACGGGGGATAGCGTTATCCGGCGGGCGCGTCACCGCCCGTCCATGCCACCGCTTCGCGGGTCCGACCCTATCAGCATTCGAGCGTGGCTCAACGACCTCACCTACGCGGAGGTCCATGCCGCACTGTGGGGCGCCGGACTGACGCTGACCGGACTGTTTCCCGTGTTCGTCGTGCTCGTCGCGTATGCGTTCGGGTTCAACGTGTTTCAGTATCTCGACGGCGTCTCGAAAAGCGACATTCCTGGGCAGACGCTGCGCCAGATCCGCCGGCAGGTACATTACTTTCTGGTCGGTGGGGCGGTCGGCGTCGCGGCTCAGTGGCTCGGGTATGGGTATGACGCGACACGGATTATCGATGGCCTCCTCGGGAGTGGGCTTATCTGACCGGCCTGCGTACTTCCGGGTATGACTGACACCTGCGGAAGCACCGACACGATTACCGGCGAGCCCTGCCAGCGACCGGCTGGGTGGGGCACCGACCGTGAGTCGGGCTATTGTCGCACCCACGAGGAGGGTGGCGAAGAACCCGGCGGTCGTGATCCCAAACTCACGAAAGAGCGACAGGATCGCATCGCCCAGTCCATCGCCGAGGGCAAGTCCATCGTCTCCGCCGCGCGCATGACGGGCATTACGCCGAAGACCGTCTACAACTGGCTCGAACGCGGCCAAGACGCCGATGAGGGCATCTACGCCGAGTTTTTTCAGGCATTCACACGCGCGAAGGGCCACGGCGAAGACTACTACGTGGAGACCATCCTTGACATCGCGACCGAGGAGGGCGACCTTGCCACGCTCATGAGCATGCTTAAACAACGCTATCCCGACTCGTGGCAGGACGTCGATCGGGGCGAGCAGGCCAGCGGCGTCATCGTCAACACGGGGGCCGACGAGACTGTGACTGTCGATCCCGAGACGTTAGAAGTCGTCGATGGCGACGGCTAACGCCACGCCGTGGACGACCGACCGCTACGCCCCCGAGCGTGCGGCCCACGAACTCAGTCCGTATCGCGTCGACTTCGGCGGGACGATTTATGACCAGAGTGCGTTCACGGCCGACACTGGTCATCGGTATCAGGCGTTTATCGGTGGCGTCGGGTCGGGCAAGACCGTCGGCGGGCTCATTCGAATGGCCGCACACGTCACCGAATGGAACCCCGGGTCGATGGGCGCGATCGTCACGCCCACGAGCTACGGCATCAAAAACGCCATCCTGCCGAAACTTGAACGCTGGGGCTTTCTCGACACGTGGGACTACAAGGGCCCCCAGTCCGAAGCGCCGGGCCTACATACGCCGAACGGCACGCGCATCCTGCTTGAATCCGCGAATAACGAACGCAAGATCGAGCGCCTCCGGGGCTTCGACCTCGCGTGGTTTTGGCTTGACGAGGCGGCGTATGTGCCCGAACGCGCGTGGGACGTCCTGACCGGCCGACTCCGCGTCGGCGAATATCGCAATGCGTTCGTGACGACTACGCCCGCGGGTTACAACTGGGTGTATGAGCGGTTTCATCCCGAAAGCGACCGCCAGCTCCAGTCACTCAATGCCGTGCTTGGCGTTCCCTCGTATGCGAACCCACACCTGCCGATTGACTATCGCGAGGAAATCCTTGGCGAGTACGAGGGCCGCTTTTACGCCCAGGAGGTCGAGGGCGGATTCGTCCAACCAGCGGGCCTCGTGTATCCGTGGTTCGACTACGAATCGCACGTCATCGACACCGTCGACGCGAACGTCCGGCGGGTGTTCTATGGTGTGGACTGGGGCTTTGACCCGCATCCCGCCTGTATCCTCGCCATCGGGCACACGACCCGTGGCGAGTACGTGGTCCTCGGCGAGCATTACGAAAAGCGCAATACTGACCTGGACCTGGCCAAGCGCGCGACGCAAATGGTTGAGGAGTACGGCCACGGACCGTTTTACTGTGACCCGTCGGAGCCGTCAAATATTGAGACGTTCGAGCGGCACGGCCTCGATGCGCGCAAGGCTGATAACAGCGTCGAGCCGGGCATTCAGCGTGTGACGGCCCACGCCAGCGACTTGCGGATCGTCTCGACCTGCCAAGCGGTCATCAACGAGTTTGGAACGTACACGTACAAGGAGGGCAGCGATGAGCCTGTTGACAAAAACGACCACGCGATGGACGCACTTCGGTATGGGCTCCTGACCGACGAGGGCGGTCCGGGCACAGGTATAATAGGGAGTGACCCGACCTACCTGTAATGTTCGAGGACATCCTCGACCTCCGGGGGCTTCACGGCTCGCCCACTCGGTGCTCGGCCTGTCACGCCGACGGCAAGGAGATCGACATGGTGGCGACCGAGGCGTTCGACCCCTCGCAGCAACTCCGTGTCTCGGCGTGGGAGTGCCCGGAGTGCGGGCGAACAGTGTACCGCGATAGCGGCGATAGCCCGACGCTGTTCGACCCGCCACAATGAGTTCCTCTACTCGCCCCTTCGACCCCGTCCGGAAGCGCCTGCCCACACAGGGCGCGCTCGGTCGGTTGCGGCAGTCTTGGCCCGCACTCTATTGGCTCGTTATCGGTGTCGGCGTCGTTGCCTATGCCAGCGTGGTCTTGACCGCGCTGTACGCACTGCTGTTACTCCCACTGGTTGCGGCGCGCGCACTCGTTGCCGTCGTCACTGGGGCACCGCTCATGGCCGCGGCATGGCTTGCGTTGACGCTCGTCGCGGCCGGCCTGCTCTCGATTGCGGTCTACGTCGTGGCTCGCTGGGCCCGGGCCACGACCGACCCGGACTAATTCAATTCAATTACCTGGCCACCGGATTCAATTATTTCTAATTCATCGCTGTCTCCACTACCGTTATACCCTGGGCGCGTCACGGGCGCGTATGTTCAACGCGCTGCTCGACGCGACGGCCTCACGTGACCTTCAGAGCGCGCCGTCGACGAGTATCGCTGGCGGCGGCACCCGTGACCAGCCGTCGTTTACGACCCGCGAGCGTGACCGCGAAGAACTCGACCGCTACGAGGCCGTATATCGCGAGGGCGGCCCGGTCGCCCAACTCATCGACACGCGGGCGTATATGATCCACGGCGTCGGGACGGAGTTCGTCACCGAGGCCGAGGACCAGACCGCACCTGTGCCCTGGAGCGATGAACCCGTCACGGTCGCGGAATGGCTCGACCACGCGCTGCCCCACCGCGATAACCTCCTCGTGCAGCTGGCCCGGGATGCCTACATCTATGGCGACTGGCTCACGGAAACCGTCGGCGACGGCCGGGCATTCGACCGCATTGTCACGATTAACCCCAAGACGATGGAGCCGACCTACGACGATAAGGGGACGATCGACGAGTGGCGCCAGTACATTCAACGTGGCCCGCGCAAGGATATGGAAGCGCCAAACTCGCCATTCAGTCCCGACGAGATCGGCCACGGCGCGCTGTTCACCATCGGCCGCGATCCGCTTGGCATTTCGCTCGTCGGCCGCATCATGGACCAGGTCGAGCGGTTCGAGCAGAACCAGGCGGCCATCGCCGAGGCGCTCGACAAACACGCTTTCCGCCGCTGGCACGTCCAGGTCCAGGCCTCCGTCGACGACCAGGAACTCCGGCGCATCCGCCAGCGATTTCATCAGGTAAGCGACTATCGCGAGCTGACGACGGGTCGCGATATCGAGATCGAACCACTCGATGAGGGTGGCATTGGCGAGTCGATCACAGATATTACCGAGAACGACCTGATGGGCCTCGCAGCGGCGATTGGCGTCCCCGAGGAGATGGCGGGCCTCGGGCGCGGGAGTACGGAAGCGACGGCAAAGGTGCGCCTGCAAGCATTCGAGCGGACGGGCCGGGGCGAACAGCGCGACATGGCTGCCCAGTTCGAGCGGGAAGTGCTTCGGGATATCGTCGCGGAGTATAGCCCGTTCCCTGACGATATCGATTTCTCGATGACCTACGGTGATATCGTGTCCGACCAGGCGGCCATCGCCGAATGGCTCCGTGACTTCAAGGCCTCGTATACCAACAACGAAATCCGTGCCAAACTCGACGACGGGCCAGTCCCCGAGGACGCTGATATCGCGGGCGACGAATCTCCCGTGTCCGATGACCAAGAGGGCCCGGGCGGCGGCGGGCTGTTCGACGGGTTGAGTGGTGATTCGGGAAACGGGCACCGGGCCGCGAGTGAGGCGGCCCAGCTAACGCCGTGGGAACAGGCCTATCAGTCACTTCTCGACCGGAGCTGGCAGGCCGAGCCCGACCGGGGGCTATTCGAGTTCGACCCCGAGGAAGTGCCCGAGTTCGTCATGGACAACCTCCGTGACGCCATCGACCAGTCGCTCTTTAGCGACTTCGAGAATATCCCCGATCAGGCGCGCATGGCCGTTCGGGCGGCCCTCCTCGATTCGCTCGACCAGCGGCATGGTTGGTCGATCCGGTCGATCATGGACAACCTTGCTGAGAACATCCCGGGCGATGTGTCCGAGCAGTATCTCGAAACCGTCGCGCGGAGTGAAACTCAACATCTCGTGAGTACGGCCGCCGAGGAGTCCTATCGCGACCGACTCGATATGGACGAGGCGGAGTTCCGGTGGTCGGGGATGCCGTTCGACCCCGACCGGAGCACCGAGGCCTGTCAGTGGATCGAACGCCAGATCGAACAGGCGGGCGGCGGCGTGTCGATGGACCGGCTGAAGGAACTCATTCAGGAAGCGCCGGAACACGATCCTGACCTCGATGACGACATGGCGCGGGAATGGTCGCCACATCCCCAGTGTACACATCGACCCGTTCGCGTGGTGGACTAATTACAGTAATCGAAAGTAATTAGTGGTGGGAATTAGAATCAATTGGTATGGGTGAAACGTCCATCCCATGCACGGAGGCGACGCGCGACGTTCTGCGTGAGGACAAGACGCCGGGCGTCTCGTGGGACCGCTATCTGACCGACCTGCTGGCCGATGCCAAGCGTGCGACTGACGGAGGCGACGACGTGGACTCGCTCGCATCGGCCATCGAGACAATCGAGACGCGGACGGGGCGGATGGAACGCCAGCTCGAACAGCTTACGGAGGGGCGGCGATGACGGTCCCGCCCGAACCTGGGTCTGATTTCGGCCGTGAGTTGCAGTCGGGCGCTGTTGACGGCTACTACGACCGCGATTGGCTCGTGACCGAGTGCATGTCCTGGTTGGGGCTGTCCAAACCCGAGGCCGAACACTACGTGGATAGCGACGTGGAGCGAGCGATCGAAGCTGTGCAATCACAGGTGCGGCGATGAGCGACGATAAGTCAACAAGACCACGGTTTGGCGATGAAATTGATACAGATACACTGGCCGACTGGCTCGAAGCCTACGCCGCAAAGCTGCGAGAACGTAAAGGATATTTGCAGGGCGTGAATGTTAGTCACGAAGCCCAACACGATGAATGGGCGCGGGTCG